CACAACAAGTTTAATTACTCAAGTAACCCGACTTACTTAAGCTCAAGCGCAATCCGCGTAAAGAACCAGAACAGAGACAATCCCCCAGTCTCTTACATCACAACAATCGGTCTTTACAATTCACAGAATGAACTCTTGGCTGTCGCCAAATTGTCTGAGCCTCTAAAGAAGGACCCGACAAACGAACTAACTCTCCGCGTCAGGCTGGACTACTAAGGAGGGCGAGATGTCCCTCAAGAAGTTCGGACGCAGCGATGTAATAAGAAATGCTATGAGGGCTTATCCTCATAGCAGCTTCTTGGTTTATTCATCTTCGGTTTACTATGATCATAGACCAATAGAAGCGGGCGGCTTTAACGGAACCGACATCTTGTCGGCTTCCGGTGGCTTGAGTTTGTTTGAGTACAATGTCGATAGAAGCGGAAGCACGACATTCTCGACTTCGACATTCACCAGACAAAGAACGGAAGCCGGTCTTACATTTGCCGGCACAAATGCCCCAATAATTCCTTATGTTATCAAAGATGGTAATAAGCAGTTCTTAAAGTCCGAAAAAAGAACAAGAACAATAACCGAAGGATCGCACCTTTCTTTTAAGATATCTGCATCAGGTCCAATGCAAGAAGTCTCAGACGATTATATGAGAATGAGTATAGGCTCTGCGCTTACAGGCTCTTCATATTCAATGTCAGCATCAATCACGAGAGAGTTGATGGCAAACGCAGGTGGCATCACCTTATTTATAAACAGTGTGGGCGACGAGATAATAGATTCAAATGGGGATACACAAGGTCGCCCAAACCACCGACATTACTATGGTCTCCGAAACTCTCTTGACTTCTATGGCACACGCTCACCGCACTACTTTGTAGAGTATTCCGCAAGCATGACAGGTCAGTGGAACAAAGACGAACAAGACATAAACCTAATCTCTGTTCCAAAGATCTTTTATGGATCTCGGATTAAGCCGGGCAGCCTCTCGCTCAAGTTCTATATCACCGGCTCCTTGGTCGGAGAATTAAAAGACACAAAATACAATGGAGAGTTAATCCAAGTCGGTCCAGAAGGCTCGACCGGTTCAGGATCAGTCGCAGGTGTGGCTATGTACGAAGAAGGCTTCCTACTACTAACAGGCAGTTGGGATCTTACTGACGGTGTGAGTTATGGTTTTGATTCATCCACAACAGGTTCGTGGACCAGATTTGCCTGCGGCGCAAACGACGGAGTACCGTGCTCTACATCTGCCTCATTCGATCTTTCCTTCAAGGGACACACAGAGACCCAGGTTCTAACGATGTTTGCCCACGCACGTAGGGGCGAAGTAAACTACTCCAACAACCCGACGTTCTTGGATTACGGACAGGATAGGCTACAACTTACATCTTCCAATGTCTATTTGGAAAACGATGCCGTCACAATTAAAAACACAGTCTCTTCCAGCTACACTGGCTTTGACGCCCCCTTTGAGAGACAAGTCTACGTCTCGCGCGTTGCTATCTATGACGACGACAAGAAGCTTATTGGAGTAGCAACTCTCGCCAACCCAGTGCTCAAGAAAGAGTCGCAAGACTTATCATTCAAGCTTAAATTGGACATCTAATGAAACCTATTATAGTGGTGTCTCCCACATTCACAAAACTGATGTCTATAGTTATAGATGTCTACGCAATCACAATCTTTCCGTTTATCATCTCAAAAGAAAAGATGAGCGAAATAACCCTCAACCATGAAACAATTCACATAGAGCAACAGAAAGAATTACTTGTGCTTGGTTTCTATCCTCTTTACTTTTTCTATTATCTTTTGGGGTTTATTAAATATAAAGATAAACAACAAGCATATTATAGGATACCATTTGAACAAGAAGCTTACGAAAACGATCAGAACCCAGATTACTTAAAAGATCGTAAAGCGTATAGCTGGAGGAAGTTCAAGGTTTGATTTTAGGAATAGACGTATCGACAAGCATCACAGGCTTTGCGGTAACCGATATGGAAGGAAAAATAGTCCTTTCCGAAGCCTGTGACCTTCGTAGAGACAAGGATTTTTTCTCCAAGTCTCTGACGATAAGGGCAAAAATTCTGGACATTCTAGAGTCTTATAGCGGCAAAATAGAGCATATCTATATCGAGCAGCCATTCACGTTCTTTAACTCTGGAGGTTCCTCGGCAAAAACGATGGCGACCCTACAGAGATTTAACGGGGTTGTGTCTTGGATGGTCTATGAGTGCTTTGAAATCCAGCCAGAATACTTGGGAGCAACACAAGCACGCAAACTTGTCGGCATCAAAGTGCCTCGCGGAACAAAAGCCAAGAAGGTCGTGATGGAACACCTGCTCGCTACTGACCCAGACTTTACAATCCAGCGCACCCACAAGGGCAACCCCAAACCGCAAGAGTTCGATAGAGCGGACGCCCTCGTTATTGCGAGAGCAGGGATCAAGGACATAGAGAACAAAGCACTTGCCGCCAGTTGATCGTCGTGTTATCTTACATGTATGAACAAAACAGCCGCTACCAAAATCCTTCATGAAACTCTTGGAGGCTACTGGGACAAGGGATCAGAGCTTCTTTTCTCGTGCCCGTCGTGCGGTCACCACAAGCGCAAATTCTCTGTTAACTTGGACAAGAATGCTTTTCATTGTTGGGTTTGTGATTACTCTGGTCGCAACATTAGGCGTGTTATTAGACGCTTTGGTCCGTATACTCAACTACAAAAATGGGACCAGATTACAGACCGGACAGATATTTCACGCTTTGCTGAACTCTTTATGGACGAAAGCGATGAAGAAATCGAAGCAAAACTTGAACTCCCGCAAGAATTCGTAAGTCTCGCAAACAAGAACCTACCTCTGTCTGCTAATAGAGCACTACGTTACCTCACCGAGAGAGGGATAACAAGAGAAGACATCCAGCGTTGGAAGATTGGCTTCTGCTATGATGGAGAGTATGGCGGCAGGATCATCGTGCCGTCTTTCGGAATGACGGGTTATCCCAATTATTTTATTGCCCGTTCTTATGTGGGACACGGGATGAAATACAAGAACCCACGATCATCAAAAAACGTTGTGTTCAACGATCTATTCACAAACTGGAACAAGGATTTGGTAATTGTTGAGGGCGTCTTCGATGCTATCCGAGCAGGCAACTCTGTTCCAATCTTGGGTTCTACTCTACGCCAGGATTCCAATCTGTTGCGCAACATCGTTCGCAACGACACGCCCTGTTACATCGCCCTAGATCCCGACGCAGCCAACAAGGAGCGCAGGATTATCCAGACGCTCCTGCGCTATGATGTGGAGTTACATAAGATTGATGTTAGAGGCTATGATGATGTGGGCGAGATGCCGCAAGAAATTTTTGAGCAACGTAAAAAAGAAGCAACGTTTATCGACCGCGACAACTACTTATTGCTAGATTTACTGTCGGCGATATGATTAATGAAACACGCTTTTACAAAGAAACAAATAAAAAACATTATCCTTGAGGAGATACAGGCAGATCTTCTCATCGAGAATACCACAAATCAGATTATTGAAGAGGGTGTGCTCGACACCATAAAGAATCTAAAAAATAAATTCTTTCCAAACAAAAGTGATGATCAAATAGAGAAAGAAGTAGATGCCGTCGAATCAAATCCAGAAATTCTAAACAAAATGCCTAGATCAAAGAGGATAGGCATTCTATTTTTAGTTGGAATGTTGGGTGGTGCTGTAGAGCAAGGCGTCTTTGACTATAGCGAACTCAGTTCTGACGCAGCCGCCGACGCTCAAAAAGTAAGATCTTCACTCCAACAAAGCGCCGAGCAATCTAAAGATGTCCAGAGCTTTATGCAGATGGCTGCTGCTGAAGCAGAAAGCGGCACCGCTACAACACCAGAAGAAGTGGACGCCAAGATCAAAGAAATTATCAAAACCTATGGCGGGTCTGTAGATGTTGCTCCCATTTCACCCGGTCGCGGAATCTTCATTGGAGGAGATCCAAGTAAAGGTAATCTAAAGGGGTTTGCCTACGTGCCTGCTTCTCAAATTCCAGATGATGAAACAATGCCTTTTATGGGAATTTCAAAGAAAGACTATGAAACACTCTTGAGGGCAACTTTCTTGTCTGGACCGGGAGGGGATGAAAGATTAGAAAATCTTGTTATGGGCAAGGGCGCAAAAGGCTCTTCTGGCTTTTGGGCTTACGACAACAACAAGCTCTTTCAGGGATACACCGCAGACTCTCCCTATGCTATATTGCCGCTTGAGTGGTCAGTTGCTTATGAACTCTTGAACAAGAGAAAGAGTAGAGGACGCCTCTAATCGCTTGACAAATCGCCCTCCCTGCGTTATATTATAGGTGAAGGAGATAATGATGATCAAGTTTTGTTTTAACGCTTTGGTAGATGGCATCGCGATGTATGTCGGCTGGTTCGCTGGAATTGCCTTTTACAACATTTGTTTCTAGCCTGGAGATAACTTGAAACGCACACCTGTTAAAATCGCACATATTGCTGATACTCACATCAAGAATCTGAAGTATCACGAAGATTATCGCGCCTGCTTTGAGCAGATGTACGAGACCTTGCGAGAGCAAGACGTAGACTACATCATTCATTGCGGCGACATCGCACACACAAAGACACAAATCTCACCAGAATTTGTAGAGATGGCGTCAGACTTTTTCAGCAATCTAAGCAAGATTGCGACCACTTTTATTATTTTAGGAAACCACGACGGCAACCTAAAGAACAGCAATCGCCAAGATGCTATTACGCCAATCGTCCAGGCACTCGATAGTGCCCACATTCGTCTGCTAAAGAACTCTGGCGAGACCTCCCTTGCTTACGGCAATGTCGTCCTGAATGTCTTATCGGTGTTTGACCGAGACAATTGGGTTCAGCCCACCGATCCAGACAAGATTAACATCGCCCTCTATCACGGCGCCATCTCTAACTGCCAAACTGACGCTGGTTGGACGATGGAGCACGGAGAAGACAATCTCTCCATCTTTGAAGAGTTTGACTTTGCGATGCTTGGCGACATTCACAAGCGCCAGTTTCTTGACGATGCTGGTCGTGTATACTACGCTGGTTCCACAGTTCAGCAGAACCACGGAGAGAGTGACGACAAGGGCTTCTCTATCTGGACAATTGGCTCCAAAGATGATTGGGACATCGAGCACTTTACGCTCCAGAACCCGCGCCCATTTATCACAGTAGAGCTAACCCCAACAGGCAAGATTCCCCGTAGAGCATCGGTGCCCAATAGAGCCCGCCTGCGTATCGTCAGCGACAACAACCTATCGCTCGATGTGATGCGTAAGGCTGTTGATGTTGCTCGCCATAAGTTTAAGCCAGAGTCGATCTCATTCTTAAACAGATCTGCTGGTAAACGCGGGAATGTTGAAGAGATTACTGATGGTATTGGAATACAGAACCTCCGAGATCCAGAGATCCAGCAGGAACTTATTTCAGAATACCTCAAAGACTATCAGGTTAAGCCTGATGTTATGTCTACGATTTATGAACTCAATTCCAAATACAACCAGCAAGTAGAAGCAAAAGAGGATGTTAGTCGTAATGTGAATTGGGAACTTGTAAACTTTGAGTGGTCTAACCTGTTCAACTACGGAGAAAACAACTCTATCGATTTCCGCAAAGTAAACGGCATTACGGGCATCTTTGGTAAGAACTTCTCAGGCAAGTCATCTATCATTGACGCAATTCTATTTACAGTCTTTAACACAACAAGCAAAAACGAGCGCAAGAATGTTAATGTCGTAAATCAGAATCGCGACTGGGGTGGTGGAAAGATCACAATCGCGATTGGCGATAAGTCCTACACAGTTCATCGCAAGGTCGAGAAGTACGAAAAGAAGTCAAAGGGCGAAACCTCTATTGAGGCAAAGACTCATCTTGATTTTTCTGTCTATGACCCTGTTACAGATGAGACTACATCACTAAACGGCACGACCCGCAACCAGACTGACGCGAACATCCGTAAGCACTTTGGGACGATTGATGATTTCCTTATCTCGTCTCTCTCATCACAGCACGGCGCTCTTGCGTTTATTAATGAGGGTTCGACTAAGCGCAAGGAGATTATCGCTAAGTTCTTGGATCTCCAGTTCTTCGATAAGAAGTTCAAGTTTGCCAAAGAAGACGCCCAGTCGTCCAAAGTTCTAATCAAGAAGCTACAGGGTCGCGACTACGATAAGGAGATTCAAAAGGCTCAGGACGCCATAGAGCAGCATAAGGCGGCAATCTTGGAGGTCGAAGCCGACAAGATCAGGCTTGAGGCAAAGCTCGCCTTCGCAAGCCAGAACGTCCAAAACCTCTCTATCAAGATCTCCAACATCCCAACGGATGTGATCGACATCCACGAGGTTCAGTCCGAGATCAAAAAGACAAAAAATAAGATAATTTCTTTATCAGATTCAATCATTGATGATGCGAGCAGACTACATAGTGAAAGAGAACGATTTGATAAGATCTCAAATCTTCTAGAAACTCTAGATTACAACAATCTTACAAGTTCTCTTGTGAGCATTGAAGAAGCTGAAAGTAGCCTTCAAACTCACACACAACTGATAGAGGTTGCGACTGAAAAGAAAAAGTTATTAGAAGACATTCCGTGCGGCACGACCTACCCTGCTTGTAAGTTCATTCGTGATGCCCATGTAGCCACAGCAGTTATTCCTGAAACGGAAAGCAAGATCGAAGAGCTACAGGACAGACTCTCTAACTTAAACCCACAGGTTGTTAGAGATCACCTAGACAAGTATCGTAAGCTTGAAAAAAAGCAAAGCGAAACTGATGGTTTTATCAAAGACCTACAATTGAGTATTGAGCGCCGCAAGTCTGCCCTTGATAGGCACAAAGCTTTGATGGACGAGCTAGCACAAAAGCAAGCTTCTTATAACGACAACAAAGAAGCAATTGAGAATCTAGAAAAACTACTAAAGGAGAAAGAACTATATGTCAAAGAAACGCAATCCGTTAAGGAACAAGTTGAGTCAAATAGCCAGAAGAAGATTGATTTTTACAAATCTCTCGGATCAGAAGAACAACGAATCCAAGACCTCAAAGAAAGAAGACTAGAGTTTGAGACAATCCAGTCGGAGTATTCATCGTATGATCTATTCTTGCGGTGTATGCATCCGAACGGGATTGCTTACGACATCATTAAACAGAAGTTGCCTGTAATCAACGAAGAGATCGCAAAGATTCTAGCGAATGTTGTAGATTTTGAAATCTTTTTTGAGACTACAGGCAACAAGTTTGACATTTTTATCAAGCACCCCAAGCACGAGGCTCGCCCTATTGAGATGGCGTCAGGTGCGGAGAAGACTATGGCTGCTATGGCTATTCGCATCGCTATGGTTGCAGTAACAAACTTGCCTCGCGGCTCAGTTTTTGTACTTGATGAACCAGCAACCTCCTTAGATGAAGAACATATGGAGGGTTTTGTAAGAATGCTTGAAGTGGTGAAGAGTCAATTTGGCACTATTTTGCTTATTTCACATTTAGATTCTCTCAAAGACTGCGTAGATATGACGATAGAGATCAGCAAAATTGATGGCTTTGCAAAGGTAAGAATGTAACCTTTTAACCTATCTTTTATTGATGAAGAGAATATGGCTGGATTTATTCGGATCTTGGAACTAATTAAGGTGTATTTCAAGAACGTCCTGCTGATTTCTCACCTTGATTCTCTCAAGGATTGTGTAGACATGCAGATTGTGATTGAAAAAGAAAGCGGATTCGCAGAGGTAAATCAATAATGAAAATAACAAAAGCCAAACTAAAACAAATTATCAAAGAAGAACTCCAAGTAGTCCTCACGAATGAAGAGGTCGAGGAGATGTTTGGCGAAGAAGTCCGCGCCGAAGTAGAGGCGATGGAAAGCAAAGAAATTACAAAAGAAGCAATAATGGAAGAGATCCAATCTGACCCCGCGCTTCTTGACGCAATCGGCAAACTAACAGATTCTATTGATGGACTAGATGTTAGCATTGATTTCTTATCCTCCGCATTCACAGGCGAGTCTGGCGTCTCTATTGGCGCAGCACAACGACAACTTGGTCGCGCTTACAGACCAAAAGCTCGCCCGATGCCCGAACCTGTTAGAGAATCAGAGCAGTTTAGAGATCAGCAAAAGATGGATGATGCCCAGGCTGTTGCCGGTCAGCAAATGTCTTTTGAAAGATGGATAGCTACTGCTTACAATAATGGTGCTCAGATCGATGATAACTCTCCAAATCCCTACGATGCTTGGATGAGCGGACAATCACCAGAAGACTATGCTAATGCATTAAGCGAGGGCTTGTTTGGTGGAGAATTTGGAAAGAAAAAAGAAACACCCTCCACTCGCAAGCTAAGCAAGACAGATAAGAAGACACCCCAAGACAAGCTTGATAGATTCTATTCTGCTGTAAACAAGAAGATGGAAGAGAAAAAACTCTCTAAACCTGAAAAAAAGGAAAAAGAGAGAGTAGTTAAAGGTATGAAGAAATCTAAGGGTGACTTCAAGCAACGCTATGGCGATGACGCCGAAAGCGTAATGTACGCAACGGCGACAAAGATCGCAAAGGATAAAAAATGAAAATCAAAAAGTCAGAGCTACTCGCTCTAATCAAAGAAGAGATTATGGACGATCCGTCCGACGACAACACTATTCCAGCAGAAATGAAGAAAGAGGGAACAGCACCCTCTATAGAAATTGACACTGTTGATTTTTCGGTGCGCCACCCGGCTACACTTGACCGCCTTGAGCTTGCCGGTTTCGACTTGAGCGGAATGAGGCGTCACAATGGCGGCTTCAGGATTACACTAAACAAAGAAGAGGCTGCCAAGTTGAGAGACCACATGGCGAAAAACCCATCGGCTTTCTTCGAATCTAAAAAGGGACAAAACACAATGAAAATCAAAAAGTCAGAGCTACTCGCTCTAATCAAAGAAGAGATTATGGCAGAAGCAGAAATGTTCAAGATGTCCGAAGACGACCTGCTAGACATAATCAAAGAAATCATGATGGACCGCCCTGGACGCAAGCCTCAAGACATGGCAAATGAAGCACTTGGCAAATTGATGAGTAAAATGAGAGGCGGCGGCGCCCCATACGGCGCAATGCAAGAAGGCATCGAAAACATCAATGCTGAGAATATGCAAGTTGTTGCCGATGCATTACAGAAGATGGCGCCGCTAATTGGTGTTATGTCCTTGCCAGTTCTCATTGGTCTTATCTACGAGCAACTAAAGAGTATGGGTGCTAAATGATGAGCAAAGAGCAGAAGCAAGCACTACTTGACAGCGGCATACAAAAACTAACTTCCCGCAAACTACTTGTGTGGCTCACTGCTACAGGTCTTATGGCTTGGGGCGGACTAGAATCAGCAGACTGGGTTATTATCTCTGGTCTTTATCTCGGTGGTCAATCCGTAATTGACGCTATTGTAAAGCTCAAGGGACTTGAGTGAAAGAAAAGATTCTAGCATTCTGCTTAAAACATTGGAAGGAGATTGGACTTGTCCTTCTCCTTCTTGTCGTATTTGGCAAGTCGCAGTATGATGTACGCAACATTATCAAAGCACACGAGATTGCAGAGCAGTCATTAAAAGACCAGATAAGCACACTACAATCCCTACATACCGAAGAGTTGCGTCTGCGTGATGAAGCTCTTGAGCAGTATCGTATTGAGATAGAAGAGCTAGAGTTGGAATACGAAGCACGACAAGCCGAGATAAAGGACTTAACGAGAGCAGAAAAAGAAGTTATAATAAAAGAGTTCAAACAAGACAAGGCTCTGATTATACAGCGCTTTGAAGAGACCTACGGATTAAGATATGTTGAATAGCCTAATGTTGCTTGCTTTACTCTCAACTGCAAGCGCCGAAGACTTTACAGTCGTCGCAGAAGATCAGCCCGCTCCATTTGAGGGCGTTTTACTTAGCGTGCCTGCCGCTGCCGAGGTATTAGCAAAGTATGAAGAGGCACAATTGAAGTGTGAGCTTAAAGTGGAGTTTCAGCTTGACAAGGCAGGAACCCAATGCAAACTTGACAAGAAACTTCTTGAAGCGAGGATTGTTACTCTTGATCAACAATACACAGAGATTATAGCACAAAAAGACCTTGTGATTGAAAAGCAACAAACAATCATTAAGAAACAAGCACCACAACGTAAGTGGCTCTGGTTCGCAGGTGGTATCGTATTGGGTGGCGCTAGTTACTACGGTATTCAACAAGCGGTGACCCAGTGAGTAAAGATCCTGATTACATTGTCAAAGTAGAGCAAGCCATCGCACAGAAGTATGGCGAAGAAACAATCCAGAACCCCAAGGCAGAATGGGACGAGAACAAAGAGAAAGTTTATCTGGAACAGATGCGAGAACTCTACAAGAAGCAAAAGAAAAACGACGAAGCCAACGATAAAGTAGAACTAAATGGAATAAAGGTTTCAAGAAAACTACTTAATAGGGAATCCAAGACAGGCTGTCCTGTTTGTGGAGCATTTTCACACTCTGCCCGTGATGATGTGTCTCTTGTAAAGTTTGAATGCTGTTACGAGTGCTACATCAAATGGGTAGAAGGTAGAGAAGAAAGATGGCAACAAGGATGGCGACCAAATGAAAGCTGAAGATTTAAGAGAGCTAATCAGAGAAGTTCTAAAAGAACAAGAAGAGGGTGACGAAAAAGTAAAATTAAAAACAAAGTCTATGGGTGGTTCTGCTTTTGGTAAAGCAGGAAAAGAAGATAGACTTGAGGCAAACCCGGAACTTTCAAACATGGAGCGCGGCATTATCCAACAGATAGACCAATTTCTACTCGACCTTGCAGAGATGCCGGGCGTAGAACTACAGACTAAACGTTCTGTTTTGGAAAGAATTTTCAATATGTTAAAGAAACAAGTAACTTCAGGTGTCAATAGTACCAAAAAGGAATAAGTGCTTTTGAACACTATTTATAGGCAAACAACCAAAGGAACATTATAATGGCTACAGTTTATGAAATCGTCCAGGGCTTATCACAAGCCGCAGCAAACGCCTACGACGGCGCAATGACCGAAGATGGCGAGCCCATCAAGGCAGGTCTAAAGAGAGAAGAAGGCAACCCCCTTATTGATAAGCGGGTGATGGACGGCTTCAATGTCAAGTTCCACGGCAACATGATGAGACTATCTTACATGTCCGAGGTCACCCTCAAAGAAGTTTACGCCAATGGTTTTGAATCCGATGTCGAAGCACAGATGGCTGAGATTGTAAAGTTCCTCAAGAAAGAAGCCCGCAAGATTACTGGCTCTACTGTCAAGCTTACCAAAGAAGGTGAGATTGACATCCGTGTTGAGAACTCCTCAAGAGTGCGCTCTTGGGTTACAGCCGTTATGGAATACAAAGTTGGCGGAATGGAAGAAGTCGCTGTCGTTGGCGAGGCAACCGAAGATAAACTTGCTGCTGGTTGGGAAGCATTCATGAAGCAGGGTGGTCTCGGTAAGCGTCCCCCGAACGACAAGAGACCAAAGAACTCCGGCAAGAAAGACTAAAGAAAGATGAATGCCGAGACTAACAAAAAAACAAATTCTCAAAGAAGTCGTTAAGTGCGGTAAAGATCCTTCTTACTTCCTGAAAAACTATGCCCGCATCTCTCACCCGATGCACGGGCTTATGTTGTTTAAAACCTATGATTATCAGGATGTCCTACTAAACGACTTTAACGACTACCGCTTCAACATCATCAACAAGGGTCGTCAGCTAGGCATCTCAACGATTACGGCTGGCTACATTGTTTGGATGATGCTGTTTCACCGCGACAAAGCCATCCTTGTTATGGCTACCAAGTTTGAAACCGCAGGTAACTTGGTTCGCAAAGTCAAGAACATAATGAAGAACCTTCCTGAATGGATCAGGATTGCAAGCATTACGACAGACAACCGCACGTCTTTTGAGTTGTCTAATGGTTCTTCCATCAAGGCTGCCTCTACCTCTGGTGATGCTGGTCGTTCCGAAGCACTATCACTACTCGTGCTTGACGAGGCAGCACACATCGAAGGTCTCGATGATCTATGGACTGGTCTCTATCCAACGCTATCTACTGGTGGTCGCTGCATCGCCATCTCCACGCCGAATGGTGTCGGTAACTGGTTCCACAAAACCTGCGTAGGTGCCGAGAGTAACGACAACAATTTTAAACTCACAACGCTTATGTGGGATGTTCATCCAGAGAGAGATGAAGAGTGGTTCAAAAAAGAAACCAAGAACATGTCCAGAAGACAGATCGCTCAGGAGTTGGAGTGCAACTTCAACACCTCTGGTGAGACTGTTATTGATCCTGCTGGGATCGAATGGATGATGTCTTTGGTCAAAGAACCAAAGCATAGGACTGGCTTTGATAGAAACTTCTGGATTTGGGAAGAGCACGATCCTAGTTGTAATTATCTTATCGCTGCTGATGTTGCGCGAGGCGACGGCGCTGATAGCTCTACATTCCATATTCTGAAACTTGAAACAATGGAGATCATTGGAGAATACCAGGGCAAACCTACACCCGACCTCTACGCCAACATGCTCAATCAAGTCGGTCGAGAATTTGGAAATGCTATGATGGTCGTGGAAAACAACTCTATTGGCTACACCGTAATAGACAAACTCATAGAGTATGCTTATCCAAATCTATACTGGTCTGTTAAATCTACACACCAATACATCGACCAACATCTCGGCGAGCATCAGACCGGAACTATCGCCGGTTTCTCTACGACGAGCAAGACTAGACCCCTCATAGTAGCCAAGTTGGAAGAGTTTATAAGAAACAAACTAATTAAAACGTATTCTTCACGTTTAACAAATGAATTTAGGACTTTCATTTGGAATAATGGCAAGCCACAGGCAATGCGAGGTTACAACGATGACTTGGTTATGGCTCTTGCGATTTGTTGCTGGGTCAGAGACACAGCAATTCAATCAAACTCAAGAGACCTCAATTATCAAAAAGCCTTTGTCGATTCTATTATGACTTCTAGAACTACCTTGAACACACAGATAAGAGGACAAATAGGCTACACAGGCGACGACACAAATAGTAAAATACGTGAAGCACAAAATCTATATTCCCAACATATGTGGATAATAAAGTGAGAAACTAAATGGCACCCAAAAACCCAAAACAAGGCAAGAACCCAGCTAACAGAGACTCCCAGTTATTTAAGTCTCTTACTCGCCTGTTCTCAGGACCTATCGTTAGTTACAGATCAGAATCTGGTCGCAAGATTCGTAGACAACATCTTGACAAATACTCTACTAGGTTCAAGACTGCTTCAGGACAGCAGTTCAAGAAGCAGTCCTACAACCCTCTAGATACGATCGCAGCAAACGCTATCGCAAACCAGAGGCGTTCAGAGCGCTACATAGACTTTGATCAGATGGAATATATGCCAGAGCTAGCTTCTGCTCTCGACATCTACGCAGATGAGATGACCACATTCTCTGCCCTATCTCCAATGCTAAACATCAAGTGCCGCAACGACGAAATCAAAGCAGTCTTGAACATCCTTTACCATAAGATTATGAACATCGAACACAATCTTTTCGGTTGGTGCCGAACGATGTGTAAGTATGGTGACTTCATCTTATACCTAGACATTGACGACAACGAGGGAATCCAATCAACGATCGCTATTCCTCTACAAGAAGTTGAGAGACTAGAGGGGCTAGACGCCACAAACCCAAACTACGTTCAATACCAGTGGAACTCTGCTGGAATGACTTTTGAGAACTGGCAGGTTGCCCACTTCCGCATTCTTGGAAATGATAAGTATGCTCCTTACGGAACTTCTGTTCTGGAGCCCGTCCGCCGCATTTGGCGTCAGCTTACTCTTATGGAAGATGCGATGATGGCTTACCGCATTGTTCGCTCTTCCGAGCGTAAGGTTTTCAAAATCGATGTCGGTGCTGTTCCTCCACAAGAGGTTGAGCAGTTTATGCAAAAGATTGTGTCCCAGCTAAAAAGACACTCTATTGTAAACAAAGACACTGGGCGCGTTGATCTTCGCTACAACCCAATGTCTATTGAAGAGGACTACTACATCCCAGTTCGTGCTGGTTCTGTGACCGACATCCAAAACCTTGGCGGTGGACAAAACACTACAGCGATTGACGATGTGAAGTATCTCCGCGACAAAATGTTCTCTGGAATCAAGATCCCACAGGCTTATCTCACTATGGGTGACGGCGCACAAGAAGATAAAACAACACTAGCCACGAAAGACATTCGTTTCGCTCGCACCATCCAGCGCCTACAGCGCTCTATGATTCACGAGCTAGAGAAGGTCGGCATCATCCACCTTTACACTCTAGGCTACAGAGGAGAAGATCTCCTAAACTTCAAGCTTGCTCTAAATAACCCAAGCAAGATTGCGGAACTACAAGAGTTGGAGCATTGGAAGACCAAGTTCGACATAGCAGCATCAGCAACAGAGGGTTACTTCTCTCGCCGCTGGGTTGCCGACAACATTTTTGGAATGTCTCACGAAGAGTTCCTACGCAACCAACGCGAACAATACTACGATCGCAAACACGACACAGCCCTTGAGGGTGTCGCTGAAGCCGCCGCAGGCGGTGACGGTGGTGGCGGGGAAGCAGGCGGACTCGATCTTGGTGGCGGTGAAGGTGGTTTAGATCTCGGCGGCGATGAAGGCGGTGGCGATCTAGATCTTGGTGGAGACGAGGGTGGCGCTGATGCTGGCGGTGAAGACGAGAGCGCACTCTTAGCAGCACCTCCGGGTTCTCGCAACTCGCCTCGTCTAGCTAAGTCCCTTGGTAAGCGTGCGAGAGCAGGCAAGAAATATGTAACCAAAGGCTCTAAAGGCAAAGCTTACCAAAAAGTAGCGACCGATAAGAGACCCCAAGGCGCTAGAACTCGCAATTATGCCAGCGTCCCGACACCCGAAATGAACACCTACAGAACCAATAATCTTGGTGGCTCAGAACTAAGATCTCTCGCCAGGGGCATTTATGAAGAGCAAGACCCTAATTACTTGCGAGACCACGAAGAAGAGCAGGCTCTTCTTGAGGTCAACCATTCAGTAAAGATGCTCATTGAGAGTTTGGAAACTAAGACAACGGAGAACAACAATGAAGAATAGACACAACAAGAAGCGCAACACGGCTTTTGTTTTTGAGGCTCTCGCTCGCGAAGCTACCGTAGCAATCATAAAGGGAGACAACGAGAGAAAAGAAAAAGTTGTCTCTATCGTGCGTAAGCACTTCACCACCGATTCTCTGTTAAAGAAGGACTTGGAATGCTATCGCTCTCTTTACGAAAACCAAGATCTTGACGAGCCCACCAGCAAAAAGATTATGGAAGCGGCGATGGCTGCTAAGCGTCTCATCGACGCAGATGGCTTGTTCAAGCAGCAGACAGTAGTCATAAACGACATAAATAAAGACTTGAGCCCAGACACATTCAACAACTTTGTGCCGAACTACAAGTCACTAGCAACGATTGCTAAGATGTTTAACACAAACTCTCCAAAGCAATCTGTTATGCTTGAAGCAAGAATAGTAGAAGGAATGACCGGCAAGCTTGAAGAGCAGGTGATGACTCCCATTGACTCTATTACCTTCTCTACTTTTACAAAGAAGTTCAACGAAAAATACGGAAGCTCTTTGTTAGAAGAGCAGAAGAGCCTTCTCAACAATTACATCTCATCATTCTCTCAGGATGATCTTGAAGCAAAAATCTACTTCAACAGAGAACTCGGCAGACTAAAACAGTCACTATCCGAAGCTACAAAGGTAGAAGAGATCGCCAATGATCCAGAGATGCTCAAGAAAACACAAGCCGTAAGAGAAAGACTTGAGACTCTATCAAAAGAAACAAGCCTAAACGAGTCTACCCTACTGACCATTATGAAAACACAGCAGTTAGTAAAGGAAATCCACGACGATGCCGATCACAGTTAGAATTGTCCCAATCCCAGAGCCGATAAAGGTTACGATAAAGCCGAAAGCTCCACCCCCCACGGTAACGCTAGAACTAGACATTCGCAAATCCCTGAGTGGTGACCTAATGATCTTCGACCACGGAGACCTAGACATCGTGCTTTCTGGAAAAGATAAGAAGATTACTGCCTTTCCAAAGCAGACTATGACCGACTTTACCTACGGCGCACAAAACAGACTATTCGCCCATCTTGCTCGCAAAGGCATTATTATTCCTGAATCAATCCAGGGCGGCTCTTATTACGGAGCGATGGAAGCCAAGCTACAAGAAGCTGCTGACGGCAAACTAAACGCTGCTAAGTTTGCTCTTGTAAACATTGAGAGATTCATCAAAGAAGAGAAGCCCTACTACGATAATGTTGAAGCGGTGGTCTCCGGCGTTGATGATGAATTCACAGATCCAGACAAGACCGATTCAACAGAACTCGGTGAGGTCCCCCAGCGCGACGAGCAGGGCTCTATTCGACCCGGCTATGGTCCCAATAATGGCTACGCCATGTCTTACATGTATACAATCTAGGAGTCTATTATGTAAGATAAAATGAAAGTTATAATGGAGCACTGGGGCAGGTTTGTTGTAGAAGAAAAAGTAGATAAAGAACAATTAGCCGATGTTATTACTAGATTAAAAGATATGGAAGATGCCGAAATTACA